AGAAGTTTCTCCTAAAATAACTTCTCCAATTATAAATTTGTCTTGTGATGTTATGAATAATCTTCCATTATCTAAATCTTCAGCTAATACAGTAGCAGTTGCTTTAGAAGTTTGTCCTGTTATAGTTTCTTTATATGTAAATTTACCATAGATACTATCTTCTAATAATATTTTATCATTAAGGTCTAATTGTGTTTTTTCAGCGCCAAGTGATCCACCATCTAATACTAAATTGCTTTCTACGCCTGTTTGATTTTCTAAATTAATTCCGTCTGTAGTTTCAATAGAAGTGACTTGTAATTCACCAGCTTCCATAAATTGGTAGTAAGTTTTTAAAAATTCTACAAATTTTGGGTGATCATCAACTACAAAATCTGGTAATTGTGTCGGTATTAAATTGGATATTTTATTATCAAACTTTGCCATTGTTATTAATGACTTGTTGTTGTATTGTAGCCTACTCCAGCTTCAGATGAACCACCAACAAATGTATCTTCCTCTACAGTTATGTTTGACGTTGCAACGTCTATTTCTATAATTTGATCTCTTACAGGAACAATATCGTTTGAATTTGGCTTAACTGTAATCTCAATAACGTTAGATGATTCATTTCTTATATTAGATATAGAAGCTATGTTCAATGAATTTAGAGTTACCTGACCTGTTTCGTAATTAATAGTACCTTGTGTGTTGTTAGCATATGTTTTAACACCACTTACTAGATAATATCTTCTAACATTACCATTACTATCATCATCTAAAAACATTTCGTAATTACTACCTGAAACTTTGAAACCTGTTGATGATAAAACAGATGAATGACCTGAATGTGGATTGTATACTGCATTTCTAAAATAAATATCGTATTTTGTTGAAGACGCAATAGTAGGTGTAAAATTCTTTCTCATATTAAGAGTTGTGATGTTAGATAATATACTTGTATCAACATCATCTATTAAACCTGTTAATTTAGAAAATCTGAATACACCATCAAACTTTTGTAAAGTAGTTGTATTGTAATTTGTTATCGCTTCTATTATTTCTGACTTTAAAGTGTCTGCTGATTTACTTGTACCTTTTTTATCGTACTTAGCAACACTTGATAGTACAAGTGATGTTGTTTCTGGATCAATAATTTGAGGTCTAACTGAAGCTACGTTGTAAGGTATTAAACCTTTAACAATAGACGCTTTAGTTGCCTCTGTTAGAGTTGAACCTGAAGCAGCCTTAATAGAAATTTTTACCACACCATAAACTGGCGTTTCATCATCTTCTCCTCCCCAAGCACTAACTGATAATGCATTAGGATATAAAGTCTTAACAATTGATTCATAATCTGTTGCTGTGACTGCTCTATCTTGTGATGTATATTGTAAAGGCGCATTAAATCTAATAGACTCTTTTGTTTCAGCCTCGCCTCCGCCTTGAGCGTTTGATTTTGTTGTTATAGTCACATTAGTAAAACCACCAATGTTTGACCCTAACTCAAAAGAAGAAGCTCCGTTAGCCTCATCTTTGTTTGTGACAATATATTCTAATATAACTATATTGCCATCTTCTAATTTGTTACCAATAACACCATCGCCAAAGTAAACTTCAAATTTACCATTATCTGTTTCTTGTAAGAAATAAACTTTAGATGTATTATCTAAATTTCTTAAACCTGTAGCTAGTGTGTATGTATTTGTTGTTGAATCTGATATAGAGCTTTGAACTGTTACTTTTAAAGTAGCAGTATCAGCTTCTAAATTTTTTATTAGGAATTTTTGATCTGTATCTGCACTATCAACTGTATATTTGAAAGTGACTAAAGTACCTTCGTATAAATTAACTCCTGAAAACTTGTAAACACCATCTACTGGTGTAATTGTAATATCTTCGTTAGTAAGAAAGTTATATCCTGTTCCATCTACTGTAGTTGTAAACGTTGTACCTTTATTCATCAATATACTTGAGCCTGAAGCGTTGTTAACTAAAATATCTACTTCAGCCATTGGCGCTTTAACACTTGATGGTGTATAACCAATTGCTTTAGCTAATGCGACTACATTTTTTCTTATGTCAGCAGAATCTAAATAAGATTCATTTACAAACATGTTGGCATTGAAACCAAGATAATGTGTATTGTATGCTAATGTATCTAAAAGAACGGCAAAGCCTGATCCTTCAAAATTATAGTCTGAAAATTCTGGTTGATTTTGTAAGAATGTTTTTAAGTTTGCTTTGATGTTGTCAAAGTCAAAATCTGATACTACGAGTTTATTACTTGCCATTTTATCTTAATCTTTCTAAAAATGTTTCTACTGTTACCGGCTCCATTGAACCTATAACGTAAAACATGATTGTTAAGTGATAACTATTTCTATCAATATCTGGTCTAGCTAAAATTTGTACTAATTTAATTCTAGGCTCAAAATTATCAAGAACTTCGTTAACCTTTCTTTGTAAGTTAAGCGCTGTAAGAGGTGTCATTGGTTCAAATAACATTCTTCTAACATCACTACCAATTTCTGGATGAAAAGGTCTCTCAAAGTGAGAAGTTTGTATTAAATTTCTAACACTTCTCTTAACGGCCTCTACATCACTCAATTTGTTAACATCATTAGTAACAGGATTACGACCAAAATTCAAATCCAAGTCTTTATAGATTCTATTTGCTCTTTTACTATCGTTTGTGTTGCTACTATCAAAATTTGGCATTACGTATATATTTATACGCTAATTAGGATTAACCTGAAAAAACATTACCAGAGCCTGCAGTCATAGCTCCATCGTCTGTACTATCACCAATTCTTGCAATAGGACTACCACATACTGAAACCGTTGAACTACCAACATTAACATTTGCAACGTGGTCAGCACAAGGTGGCGCCGGCGGGTAAGGGTGGGGAACTGTAGGGTCACCCACTCTCGCAATTAAGATACTATTTGCTCTAACAGTAGATTGACCAGGCGTATCAAGTATAGTTGTGCCGACACATATGTGTCCTGTACTTAAACTATCACCTTTTCTACTTACTGCTGGCACTATCTAGCCTCTCTAGCCGCTTTTTCAGCTGCTCTTCGTTTATCTTTTAATATTCCTTCTCTTATTTTTCTGCCTATAGGTAATTTTATTGTAGTTTCAATTTTTTTACCTTTTTTACTGATAAATTCAACTCCTATAAACTGATCCTTAAAATCTCCTTGAACTGACATTACTGCCTTTTTCAAACTCATCGATTCTTTCTCTTTTTCGTCTCCTGCTTCATTCCAAAACTTAAATATTCTCATTTTACTCATAATTATTCCTCTTTTTCATTTTTTTCAGTGTTTTCCTCATGTCTACAATGTTTGCAACACAAAGTATCGCCTCCTTCATCATATTTTTGCCAACAAATCTTGTCACAATGACAGGAATGTCCACAATTCATACAATAAGTCATAGAAATATTTATCCTTAATATTTACAAGCTATTTGAGCATTTCTTAGCTCAGTTTCCATTAAATTTTCTGCATTTTCACTTGCTGATTCGGCAATTTTTTCGTAATCCGGCACAATTTTGCAATCCTTAACATTTTTTACACAAGAAACGAGAACAAAAAGCGAACACAGCAGTAAAATCGTGATTTTTTTTCTATTTTGAAGCATTATTTTGTTGACTTTTCTATATTTATCTGGTATAGTGGACCAATAAAATGAAAAAAACAAAAGGAAACACTATGAAAAAAATAACAGAATATATGACAATATTTTGTGCTGTTGTTGGTACTTTATCAATGATTAGCGCTGTTGGTCATGTAGAAGCAGACAAATGGTTAGGCGCTGGTGTTGCAAGTTTATTAGGAATTGCAATGTTTATACTATCGCTTTATTCACAAGAACTATACAAGGAGGGAAAATAATGACATTAGTTGTAAATAACGCAAAATCATTAGACGAAGGAGTTAAGAATTTAATGGCTGGTGCAAAAGCTGATTATGTTTCTTGGACTACTAATAGTAAAACAGGCGAAGTTTCTGAATATTCTAAAGAAGAAATCGCAAATTGGGATAGTAAAACATCTATAAGACCTGGTAAAAAGTACATTAAGATTGTACAAGATACTGGTGTTTTTGCTTTTATAGTAAAAGAAGATTTTAAACACTTTAAAAAAGGTGACATATTAAAAGCGGCTGGTTTTAATGCTCCTGCTTTAAACAGAGCTAGAGGTAATGTACTTGACGGTAATTACCATGTTAAATGGACTGGTCCTTTGTATATGGATTCACAATCAAGATTGAGAGGATAATTATGACAAAAAAATATAATAAATCAAAAAGAGTATTTGAAAAGATCGTTAATCCGTTATTACTTAAACATATGTTAGACCCATTTAAATATCAAGGGTCTTGTATAGCGGCTGGTATACCAATTAAATATTTAAAGTATTTTAAAATGGTGTCTGCACAAAAAAATGCTAAAAAAGTGAGATACAGATATAGAGGAGTTTCAAAACCGAACTATAAAAGACCTCAATCTTTTTGTCATATGTATGGTGCTGATACGTTTAGTTTGTATTACAGAAATCCAAACAATAATTATTTTAGATATAGTTAATCTTTATTTTTTAGATTAACATTATTACCCATAATATTATGGGCAGAGATACGTTTTCTTAAATCAGTGGTGGAGAACCTATGTTCTCTTTTATTGTAAACTATCTTTATGTGTTTCTTAACGCATATATCTTTACCAGTAAAATTCTTACCTTGATATTCTTCTCCAATAATTCTAATTGATATATTATACATGTTTAGTATATCTTCTAAATCTTCTTCCGTCTGATAAGGTATTACCTCATCAACATATTTTATAGCATTAAGTTGTATACTTCTCTCTACCAATGATTGTATCGGTTTGTTCTTTGTTTCTGGTCTATCTATAGTTGGATCGGTTTGTAATCCAACAATTAAGTAATCGCATTCTTCTCTTGCGTCTTTCAACATCTGTACATGACCAGCATGTAATAAATCAAAAGCACTACACGTAAATCCTACTTTCATTTTTTCTCCTTTTCTTGCACTCTCTGACTATTAAATCCGTGCAATTGTATATAGTTAGCAAGCCACTCATGGCCTTTTTTGTTTGGGTGTGGATTGCTTTTAGAAATAACATAGTCATAATTAATTGTTCCTTTTGGTGCTATACCAACAGGTTTACCATATCTATCGTAAAAGTATACCATTTGATCATAATCTCTATTATGAGGATTAAACGTTGAGGCAGGTAAATTATTAGCTAATCTATCTTCTACTCCCCAATCTTTGTGTAATTGTAAATCTCCTACAACAAAACCATTTTCTTCATTGAATATAGGCCAACCAATAAAGTTTCTCATGTGTTTATATTGTGGTGAGTTTTTAATTACTTCTATACATTCGTCTCTTATCTTTTCATAATTACCACCTTGATCTTTAAATTCATATTCATAGATATGATCTACAAATAAAGAAATCATTTGAAAATGTCTATATGGTATTCTATGTTGTTCCATTAAATTCTGAAAGGCATACATGTACCTTAAACTATCTAATATCCAACCTCTTATATCTCCATACATATTAGGTTTTGTGTCAGCCCAATCTAATCTTTTCTTTTGCCAATTAGCTCTTTGACATTTTGACCAGGCTGCAATACATAAACCTATTTCTTTTGGATCGTTTTCTAAAACATAATCTTGTATAGATGAATAAATGTATTTTTGACCTGCACCATTTTTTCCTAATGGTACTAAATCCATATTTAATTTATCTGCTAGTATTTCCGGCCATGTAGGAAAAGGTTCAATCCATAGATGTTCTTCTCCATCCCCATTAGTCGCATTTATGATATTCACATAGTTAACATCCGTAAAACTACAACCAGATACTAAAAGTTTTTTTCTCATTATTTTTTCTCTACGTGTTTGGTTTCTCCCTTTTCAGTATCTACCCATTCTACAACTTGTGTATATTTTTTTTGTTTTGCACAAGTAGTCCTACATGCATTAGGTCCTATATTCTTTGATAGATTATCTGCAAATTCTTTCCACTCTTTTGATTTTAATATATCTTCAATACTATTGTTTTCATTTATAATAGATACTTTTAAAAATTGTTGCATTCTAGGATCGTTCATGGTGTGTGGATCGTCCATTCTACAACAAGGTATTAATACACCTTTATTTGTCACTGCTAAAGCAATGGCGTCTTTAAAACATAATGGATCTAATTCAATATCTCCTTCAGCCCATTGTGATTGTCCACCTAAATGATTATCGGTAACATTAGTCATTCATTGTTCTCCTAGTTTTTGGCATTAACCAATCGTCATCATCCGTCCATCTTGCACTATTAACCAATATAAAATCTACATCATTTTCTTTAGCCATCTTCATTGCTTTATCAATACTCTTTTCATTAAAACTGAATATAATAAATTGCCATAATGGTTTTGTGTAAAGATACTTTTTACTTTCTAACATAATCTTAAATAGTTTTTTACCATCTTGATTAACTCTATACTTCTTACTTTCTTCAGGCATGCCATCTATACCAAATATCCAGTTTGCTTTAGGGTTTGCTTTAAAGGCACTGTAATAATGCCTCATAGGTTTTAAAGATGAAGCTAAATGTACTTCAACTTTAGTATTACGTTTATAAGCAATCTCTAGTAATTCGTTTATTTTTGGGTGGTGTATAGGGTCTGAATATTGGCCACAAAAAGATATTCTTGGAAACCAATCTAATATTTTATTATATTCTTCTATTGTTAAATCTCGGCCTGGTACTTTAAGACCTTTGTTTGTGAAGCTTCTTTGGCGACCACAACGTAAACACTCTAACGGACACCTATGTGATAAATCAATATTTAAACGTTTGTGTCTTCTATCAAAAAAAGAGTTTTCTTTTATTTTGATACCGTGTTGTTCCTCGGTTCCTTCAATCTTTTGTCTATTTGTTTCAGCCATAATATAAAACTATTTATGCTAGATACTAAAAGACGTTCCACAACCACATGATGATTTACTATTTGGATTATCAAATACAAACTGACTTCCAAATATTTCGTCTTTATAATCTAGTGTCATATCTTTAATATATATTTCATATAAATTATCTACTACTAATAACTCATCAACTATTACATCATCTTTTGTTGGTGCCTTATCAAACTCATTAGGTATAAATGACCAATCATATTCAAAGCCAGCACAACCACCACCTTTGACCTCTAGTCTAACGTAGTCTACGTTGTGCTTAGCTTTTAAATTATTTAAATGTTTTTTTGCATTATCTGTTAATGTAATCATAAATTTTATGTTTTCTCACCTTTCGGTATTATATTTCCTTTTTCGTCTATACTTTGTCTCTCTTGTTCAGTTGTACTATTTAGGTACTCCTTATACTGCTCTGGTGTTAAACAAAAACATTGACCAGAACTTTGAGGATAAGCTTCGTTCATTTCTTTAGCAACAATAACAGACTTGTTATAACAATCATCATAACTCTTATAACTGTTTTCATCATGTAAGCTGGTACATTCACCAGCAATACACATCATAATAACTAGAAAAAATTCTCCCATTTTTCGTCCCTTCTTAATTATCAGAAAACATACAGAGTTTAATTCCGCTTTTTCCGATTTTTTTTAGTTGTATCACTTTCTTTAATATTCTTAATAATCTTTTTACAGATTCCATACCAATAGATACCCGAGTCTCTTAGCGCTTCATTGGAAGATCGTAACCTCTCTAATTTACGTTCTAAAACATCTAGTCGTAATTTAGATAACTTCTTCGTACCCTCATGTAGTTGGCCAAGAGTAGTGATTATATTATCAATATCAGTACACGTATAATTCGGTACTTTAGGTGATTTCTTTTTCAATGCCATTAAGGCAAACTTATTCTTATTAGCCACTTGATTTCCTCTCGTTAAATCTTCTATGTTATACTTCATATAAAAAATTCAATTTCAAAGAAACTGTTATAATGTAAAATGAAAAGGGTCTAAAAAGACCTACTACTATTTATCCAATAATGAGATTTTTTGTGATTGTAAATTGCGTGATACAGTGTTGCATGGCCTCCAGGGCTTTGGAGCCTTCCTTGAAACTCAACACCGTTATATATGCTTTGTAAGATTTATAGACCTAGTGTTCAATAAAATAATAAACACTAATTAAGACTTCAACCAAATAATAAAGAAGCCTACAATGCCTGCTATCCAGGTCATCCATATGTCATCGTATACGAAGACTGTATATATTAATTCCATAATAATAGTAAAGATAATAATATTGTAATAACTGCCAATATTCCACAACAATAGTAAAAGTTATTTTTTAGGGTTTTCATTGTTCCACATAATCAATAACATTAATACTAATATAAAAGGGATTGATATCAATATTAGATTTATAATTAAATCCATACCAATAAGCTAACATATAAACAAGTTAAAGTCAAGCCTTACCTAATACAACCTAGGCCTGCTTTCCAGGTATAGAAAAATCCTCCAAGGAAAAATATAGATAAAGGCTAATGCTAATGATTGTTATTGCATTTATAGATTAAACCTGGCCACCACCACGGCAATAGCGCTAACATATATGAAAAATTTTTGTGATTCGGTCCAGTGGCCGATTCAATATAGCCTTTAAGGGTTAAGGTCTATTGTACTACCTCTATGTACTACTGCGCCTGTTGTGTTTGATGTCTTACTGCCGGCCACATCTTCTTGTTTATTCCCATCCACACTAATAGTATAATTACCACCTACTTTAACATTGTAATCACCACCTGCATTTACATTAATACGGCCATCTTTAGTTACCATATTAATATCTCCTTGATCTACTTGTATATTAATATTGGCCTTTGGTCCTATGTGTATATCGTAATTGTTATTTTCTTCTCCATCTTTGTTAATGAATATTTTATGTCGGCCATTAATAGTAATATCGGAGTTTCCTTTAATGTTTGTGTGGTGTGTGCCTGCGATTAAATTGTAATTATCATTGGCCACTTTGGTCACCAGGTCACCGTTGTTGGTCATTTCGTAGGATGTACCAGAAGTGTGGCGTTCATGTATTCTATAATAATTTGTTCTTACCTCTTCGCCGTCAATAATTTCTATTGTATATGAATCATCGTATTCTTTTATATGGCCTGATTCAGATTCAAATACGTGGTTATATGGGTAAACGGCATTGTAAGTGTGTGGTGTTATTTCTTCTCCTTCTTCGGATAAAACACCAAGGCCATCGTATTGTATTTTAGGTTCTGACCAAGAAGTACTATCAGAGGCCAGTATTTCCGATCCATCGGCCGCCGTGAGTAAATCAAAATCGGCCGTTGCAATAGAAACCCAACCTTCGCCAGGTTTACTTTTATCTAAACGATTTAAAACTCGGGCTGTTAAACTGCCATGCTCCTTTGTAGTATCGTGAACGGCCAGCCTATTGGTGTCCGTTTCATTAATGTTGCGAGGATATACCGACTTGTGGTAATTGTCGTCATCTTCATTATCTGTAGAATAATCCTCAATGGCCTTGTCTTCAATATCCTCATCGGATCTCCTAATTGGGTCATTAAAGCCCACGTCAGGATTGCCGTAGAGTTTCGGTTTACCTGGCATACTGCCACAAATAATTGGCTCCTGGTTACCACTGTCTCTAAAATATCCCCATACCCAACTGCCTTCAACTAGAAAACTCGGTGAAGTTCCTAGACCAGAAATACCTGGTGAGGCCGTTGATAACATTACAGTTGCCCACGGTAAATCGGCCGTAGGTAATTCGGCCTTGTTGTCTGTATGAAAACCTAAACACCTAACTCTTAAACGGCCTGTTTTAATTGGGTCTAATCTGTCCTCTACTACACCACAAAACCATGTAAACTCTGTATTCTTTCCTATAAATTTGGCCATTGTCTTAAATATTTTCCGATATATGTTTGTTTTTAATTACTTCACTATACGTCATTTCTGCCTATTCTGTTCCTTTGTACGCAAGAGGCCATTATAACACTGGCACACCTTACATTTACAATATATGTCTGATAAGGCCTGCGTATTGTTATTTATTCGTTGGCCAATACTCTTCCCTATGGAATAGGCATGCGCTAGCATGACTTTAACTCTGCTATACACTATGGTGTATGTTCTCTGCATTACCTGAAAGGATTTAACAAAGGCCGCCTTGAGCATATTATCTATGTGTCTATAAGGGTTGTTCTCTTTATTATACATTGTCATATTCTTTGTTTCTTAATCTTGTCTTTAATTATATAAGCATTACTCTCTCGTCATGGCCTCTTATATGGCCTCCATTAATATATCTATCGTCAAAGCGAGCGGAGCGGTCGGAAAACTCGGAGATTCTCTAAGCTTATGAGAGAAAATCAGGTTTATCTCCTTTACTTGCTTCATTTACTAGTGCGTCATCTAAATCATATTGCAATACGTTTGTGGCGTCGGTGTTTTCCCTATTTGTAAAGGTATCTATAGTCTCTACT